GGACCGGACGTACTACATCACTCTGCCATTTGCACCCGAGATGGAGATTCCGATTCGCGACCTCTTTCGACAAGATGTACGCGTCAACGTCTCCTTTGAACAGTTTTCGCGCCTGACGACGACCGACGTGCCGCTCAATGGTTTTGGGTTTTCGAACGCCGCATCGTCTACAATCTTCACGGTGCCGAACCCGACACTCTATTCGAACACGGCGTGTTACGACGGATCGAACGTCTACATCTTTTCGTACAATACCGTCGGACTCATGAACCCGCGCGCAAGCTTTGCAGTCTCGAGTTCTATCAATGTCGGAGATGCAGGTGCAAACTCAATCACCGAGGCGAGCTTCGTGATCAACGGTAAAGTGTATGCCGTCACGACCGACCAGTACATCGTGTCCTTCCCCGTGATTACCAACGAAACGTTCACCGGACTTTTGACCACGTCATACACGGTGTTCCCCGTGGGTCTGACACGCCGAGCCGCGTGTTCGGATGGTCGATTCATCTACGTGTATGCAGGGCTCAACGACGCAGCACAGGCAAAGAACACCGTCTACAAGTTTGACACGCAGAGTCTGACGCTCGAGTCATTTGTGGCGACAGGTGTATCCGGTGTGGTTGGAAATCTCAATTTGCAGTGTACGCCGAGCTTCGATGGCAAGTACATCTACTTTACGGACAAGTATCAATCGCGGCAAATTTTGAGGTGTGATACGTCTGCGTCATTCACGGCGGCTGGATCGTGGACCCTCTTCAACTATGGCACGACACTTTCAGTCACCCAACAAAACTACCTGGCAACCATCTTTGACGGCCGGTACATGTATTGGATCACAGACACACAGGTGTCGGCGAACCCAGTGACGTGGCTTCGATACGACACGACACAAGCAGCTTCGTTTGGAACGTCCACCCCGTGGTCAACGTTCGTGCTCACCGGTGTCACGGGCGTGACGGCCGGTATGATTTTCCGATCACCCGTGTTTGATGGGCAGTACATTTACGTGTCATCCGGAACGCTCTTCCTTCGGTACGACACGACCAAGGCGTTCGTCGCTGGTTCATTCGACTGGTTCAACTATGTGACGGGTACAACGTCCGCCGGACCTTCGACTGCGGTCGTCATCGGAGGCACAAACACGTTCAATGTCAACCTTTTCGATGGTCGGTACATTTTCAGCTTCCCGCTCGGGACGTCGAACGTGCTTCGTCAGGATACGTCGACCGCCATCACGCCGTCATCGATCCAGGCGTCAATCATCGTCGACTACGTCTCTGGACCTTCAAAAACTGAAATCAAGCCACAGGAATTCATCGTGAGTCAGACGTCACTGACCCAGTCGTCCGAACCGACGTTCCGACTCGAGGTGAATGCACCCGTCAAGGAGGCGTTCATCGTGAATCAGACACCCGCAAGTGCATCGGGACCGTACGCATACAACGCCATTCCAAACGTCGAACTTCGATTCAACGACGAAAAGGTGTTTGATTGGACGACCCGAACCATCGAGCCGTTCGTCTACCACTCGTCCATGCCACAGCGTAGCATGGCACTCGTATCGTTTTCGCAGGAACCCGAGGCGAACAACAAGGTGGCCGGGAGCGTCAACTTGGCACGTATGCGTGACATCCACATGACCGTGCCTCAAGCAGCAAACACATTCACGCGCGTGTACACGCGATCGTACAATATACTCCGGGTCGAGAATGGGATTGGTGGTCTCAAGTTTATGTCGCCGCCGTTCAAAACCATGTACCAGCCGAACAGCCGGTGGATCTACACGTCGAACATTCTCACGACGGCGTCTATCGCACTGCCTCTGTCTGGAAACGCCCTCTCGGCGACCCAAATTGGAGGGATTGGTGCAGGTACAGGTCCTGGAGACGGAACGACGACGACACCGACGACGATCCCGACTCAGAAGATTGTCGCAGACGTGAATGGAAACATCCACATCACGGGGACATACCGTGGGGGTGATATTCAGTTTGGTCAAGGTGACATACAACCATGGTATGGTGGAACGCCTGATTCGTTCTTTGCCATGTACAATTCGGCACGTGTTCTCGTGAACATCGGACTTATCACCGGATACCCGAGTGTCGCGTCGTCGACAATCAGTGGGATTGCAGTCCAGGGATCGAGTGCGTACATCACGGGGTACTACTCAGGTGCGGCAATTGGAATCTACGGATACAACACCGGTCTCCCACTTGCAGCGCCAGCGTCCGGTGCGACAAACATGTTCCTGGCTAAATTCAGCGTGACGACCAGTGGGTACTACCTGTTGTGGGCGACCTATGGCGCGTCAGCAACCGCCTCGTCCGCGTGTACGGGACTCGCGATCGCGACCGACTCTGAAGGGTGTTACATCACGGGCAACTGTGGACCTACAGCCGCTGCGTTTACATTCTACAACGCGGACACGACAAATACGACGAACGCGACACTCACTGCGACTGTCGGTACGCGCGACGGGTTCCTCGTCAAGTTTAACACGATCGGTACGCCACAATGGACTGCGCGTATGGCTGTCGCGTCGTCGACCGTCAACTCGACAGGTATCGCGTGTAGCGCAGACGCCGGCGTCGTCGTCGTTGGGGCATGGACAGGTGGAAGTGCACTCAACGTATACAACTCGGCCGGTGCAACAACAGCGATCGGTGGGTCGACCGGGTCACAGGACGCCTTTGTCGCCAAGTATACGACGGCTGGTGCCGTGACGTGGGTCTCACGCATCGGTGCAGGTGGTCAAGGGGGCGTGTCTGTCGCGGTCGCACTCGATCTGTCAGTCAATGTGACGGGCGGCATACTCAACGGGACGTGGACACTGTATAACGCTCCAGGTACCACTGGCACCGTTCCAACCGTAAGTCCAACAAACTCGTGTGCGTACGTCGCCAAGTGGAACTCGGCCGGGACGGGTCAATGGATTCAACTGATCACGACAACGTCGGCCAATCCAAACTACGGACTCGGTATTGCGGTCGATGCCTTTTCCAACGTGTTTGCAACCGGACTCATGTTTGGCACAACCACCTTTGGCGGAACCAAGACGTTCGTCGTGCTTGGTGAAGACGGCTACGTCGCCAAGTATACACCCGCGGGTGCACTTGCATGGGTTTCTCAGATGGACGAACTCTCGAGCACAAACAAGACGTTCGGTGGAAGTGTTTCGTACGATCGACGTGCCGGCGTGCTTTGGGCAACCGGGTCGTTCAACACCGTGACAAACTTTTACAACAATAATTCAACAACGAGCGGTCTAGCGCTCGCTGCGCGTGGTACATACGACACATTCATCGTAAAATATTCTGCGTAAAGACTAGAGATGCAGGCAGCTCCTGCACAGTTTGCGACACAGACCATTCGTGTCCAATTTGACAAGGACATATCATTCGGAAACGACGTCACCGTAAGAATTCCCAAGACGGGTGATCTCGTCAACACGATGTTTCTTAGGGTTACGTGGCCGAGCGATCTTACCAGTGCCGTGCTTCAACCATCCGTGGGAACGGCAATGCTCAACCGGGTCGAACTCATGTACAAGGACCAGGTGCTCGAACGCCATTACGGCGAAACCATGAACATGCTCAACGAGATTACCGTGCCTCAGGCGAAGCAATCGGCTCTGACATCACTGATTGGCAAAGGGATCACGAGCAATCTGGCATCCTACTTTATTCAAATGCCGTTCAAGACTATTCCGCTCGTAGCGCTCGATGAAACACCCACGCTGCGCATTGTTTTTAACACGTCAAACGTGTTTACAAATGTGATGTCATACACGGGATCCGTGAAGCTTGACCTTTTTGTCGATTACGTCTACGTTTCCAAGGCGGAGCGCGAGTATATGACGTCGACACCTCTGTCTTACTTTACCCAGACGTTCCAGCTCGTTCGGTTCCGCATCCCGGTGAGTTCGTACCAATCAACATACTCACTCCTGACCCAGTTTGTGAATAGCGTCTCTGAGCTTTTCTGGGTGATCCAGGCTGATAATGCGTCGAACGTCTACGACTACACAAACACGAGTGGAACCGATCATCTCGTGTCCCTCCGTCTGACGGGCGACATGAACGATCTCATCACGCCAGACTATGCGACGCCGCTCTACCTTCGTGTGATTCAGGGGCTTGAGTTTCATACGCGCGTGCCTGACAGCCAGTTTTACATGTATTCGTTTGCAATTGCACCCGAGTACGAGCAAGCGACCGGAACTCTCAATTTTTCGACATTTGATACGCAGCAACACGACTTGACGCTCACACCGTCCAACTATGGTCGTGAAGTGCGTATCTACGCCCGTTCGTACAACGTGTTTCATGTCGAGCGCGGGCAAGGCAAAGTGCTTTTCCAGGCACAGGAGGGTGGACCCGTGACTGGTTTGATCAACGGTGTCACGACCGGTCAGGTGTTTCCGGCACCCGGGAACGGTGTGTTCTCGCTGTACTATACTGGAACGGGTGGGACGGGTGCGCTTGGCGGCACATCGACCGTCGCCGATGCATCTGGCAGTGTGTACACGTGCGGCACATTCAGTACTGCGACGATGGCCGTCTACAACAAGGACCGATCACTGTTCAACACGTACACAAAGTCGACCGGTTCGACCAACACAGCCTACATCGTTCGGTACGATCAATCTGGTACGGCACAATGGGTTGTTCTCATGGGTGGACCCGGGTCGAGCATATCGAACGCGACCGCTTTGCGCATCGACTCGTACGGTGATCTCCTCGTATCCGGAACAAACTACTCGCCGACAATCACGCAGAACATCACTGTGTACTCCGGCGCGACTGCCGGCGTTGCAAATGCAGGCACTCCGTTCGGGACGGTGTTTGCCACGACGGCTGGGACGTACGACATGTTCGCCATGAAGTTCAATACACTCACGGGAGCACCTCAATGGGCCCTTCCGATTGCCGGGACTGCAAACGGCTCGGAGGGTGCCGATGGAACCCTCGCTTTGCCGACCTACAAAAATCTCCTCTCGTTGTCGAGTGACCTCGCCGGAAACGTATATGTCGCATTTACATCAAACTCGATGGTAGTCACGACGAGCGCCGTATCACGATCGACCATTGGTACGACGTACAACGGATCGACGAGTGGCGTGTATTCGCCACACACATACATTGCACAGTTTAACAAATTGGGTACGTTCAATTGGATTTCGGGTGTTGCAGGGACGCCATCAGGCAACGTGTTTGTGTCGTCGATCGCCACGTCGATCAACGGTCTCACGGCCGTGACTGGTTATTTCACGTCCAACACTTTTGCGCCATTCAATTCGGCCGGTACACTGAGTTCTGGATACCAACTCACGCGGTCGGATACGACGAGCGGGTTGATCCCGACACCGGTGAACATCACTTTGCCAACCGTGAATAGCTTCGTGGCGACGTATACGAGCGTCGGCAACATTCAGATGCTTGCTCAACAGGTGAGTTCGAACATCCAGATGCTCAGCGTGACGTACGACGCAACGTCAAACATCATCACGTGCGGGACTGTACGCGGATATGGTGCCGTGTTGTACAACACGTCGGCGGCATCGGCACCCCCTGGTCTCCTTGGTATTTCCAGCGCATTTCTGTGTCCAACCACGACAGATACGTACGGTGTCCTGATGAAGTATACTCTCAGTGGATACACGGCGTGGACAATCGTGATTGGCGGCGCATCAGGTCTCACGGTTCCGTCGGCGTGCAGATCCGACGCCTCGAGCAGCGTGTATGCGTGCGGGATGTACACATGCCCCATCTGTACGATCGGTACGGCGTCATTCACGCGTCTCGGAACTCAGGATGGTTTCGTCGTCAAATACTCGTCGACAAGTGCCTACGTCTGGTCGGTTCGAATCGGATCTGCAGGGTCGACCGTCACGTGTCGGTCCATCGCCATCGATCCTTTGACCCAAAATGTCATCGTGTCGGGGACATATACGACGACGACCAACCCCGTGATTGTGTACACGTCCAGTGGCGTACCGTCCGGAATCACCCTTCCGGTAACTACAACTGCCATGCCATTCACGATCGAGTTAAAGGCGACATGAGAAGTTAAAGCAATGCACTTGTGTGTCGTGAC